GCATCAACATTGATTCCACCAGACGGACCATATAGCAGGCGGACGAGTCCATCCTCAAATGAATCTTTATATCCATGTTCAAGTTCATGCATAAGTACTGGATAGATGCGACCATCAGGATAAATCCAAGCGCCATGCCAGAAAGAGTTTGCCAAATCTTCTGCACTAATAAAATCGTTAGCCAACACCCTATCATTACCCCCCATCCGTCCACGACGTAGGTTCATAAACTCCTTTATCTCTTGGAGAATACGGTCTTTCTGTGGTGATGGCTCGGCAAGTTCACTAATAAGTTTCATAAGTATTGGAGGGTATGCTGAGTCTCGCTGAAATGCATATAGGGGTCGTTGATATAGTCGTATCGCGCTATTCAGTACCTTTAGCCCATATTCATATCTGGACATCTCTGCTGTATTAGTTTCATCCAATGTGTTTAGTTTTTCCTCAACCTGCTGTGCTATGTCGTACAAATCAGAGTTGTTTTCCAACATGACACGCGCATGCTCGTCTCGTAATTGTTTGTCCCTTTTGAGTTTTTCAGTAGCGCGTTTTCTTGTCTCTTGACGCTTTCGCTCTTGTTCGTCAACTGGTTTCGTGACTTCACTGCGAGTTGATATGCGGTATCGTGAACTTCGCGCACCCTTTGCACTCCGAGTGCTTGGGGAATTTTCTTGTTTCCAATCTTTTGCAATTCTCTCAAAATATGCCGTGGCAGCACGAAGTGCATCTGGGTCATCTTCGACGCCATATTGTCTGCTGCTTTTAAATTCAATAGAAGCAATTGGTTCCACCGTATCGAAAATCTGATACTCTCGTTCACTCCATGGCATTCCAACTGGGCCAGCAGTTTGCGTCACACGCGACTTTGGCACCGCTACCAAATAGGTGCGACTTACACCTTCCCCATCCCTATCCCTTGCGTATCCGATACCAATTCTTGTTTCTGCCGGAGAATATGACAGGTGTTCACGGCCAGCGCTCGCATAGTCGTTGAAGATTTTGTTATCAGCAAGCCACTTTTCGTTTTCGGCAATGCTCTTTTTGAGTCGCTCAATCTGCTCCGTCTTCCCGCCACTCTTTTCAAGTTCCGCAACCTCGTAGCGCATTGAGTCAGTATCTTCGAGTCTTCTCTGATAATCAATCATGAGATTGGTGCGCCATCTTTCATTGGCACGTTTTGCGTTTTTGGCACCACCTACAATTTCGGACGCCTCACCAAAACCAGCAGTAAATTCGGGGTCCAGAACACCATCATCAAGTATGGGAACCCCAGTGTGCGTCAAAAAAAGAACATCATCGCTTTCAAAATCACCGGGCTGTTGACCTTCTGATGCTGGCCTAATATCACGAACAACAAGACCTAAGCCCCTTTTAGCCAAGGAAGCAAATTCGGGATGGTCACGAATGTTGTCCATGTCGACATTCCGAGGATTTTCCCCACGTTCAAACTGTTCAATAACCCGAAGACGACCAGCAGCATCCTCTCGCAGTTCAATTAAATTATTTCTATAACGTTGAAATGCCGCTCGCTGTTCATCTGGCGTTTGAACATTGAGTAGTTCTTCCTTTGTAATATTTGTCATGCTCCCGAGACTGCGTTCGCCACTAACGCGTGGTGCCGCTACGCCAAAGTCTTCGCCAAGCCAATCACCAGTCTCTTCCCAGTGGTTAATTGCTTTTTCAATGGAATCTAGTTCTTTCCCCAATTGGGCATAGTAGTCAGTGAGTGCGGATTTCCCAAAAATCTTTCTGTATTCTGGGTCCTCTCGGCGCAACATTGTTCGTTCCCGTGTTGACCGGAGGCCATTAATAGATACGCCATTGCTATTTGTCTGAGTAACCCTGGGGGAATCAACTGAATCAAGCAACTCATTTCTAATTAGAATTCCATCAAGCGAGTCACCCGCTAAACGGGTAAGCATGTCATCGGATGCGTCGGTCAATGGGGTCTGACGCATGGAACGACTCGACCTACTGGAGCGAGTGCTTGGTGGGTCAATTCGGTCAAGCAACTCATCTATGGGACCGTCGTAATCTCTTATTATCTCCTCAAAGCGTCCCCTTGCGCGTTCTGGGTTATCTGGCGAGGCAACCATGCCAAGCCAACGTGCAGCGACCTCCATTAGGTTTGACCGAATGAAGACTTCCCTATCTTCGTCCGTAAGGCTTTCCAAGCCTGGCAATTCTCGTAATTTATTCCAAAAATCCTTATCTCGCGCTAGAGAAATCAGGGCAAGGATATTTCCCCATTCGCTATGTCTGTCAAATGTGTTTCCTAGTGCGAAATGACCCATAATGTCGTGCAGCATTGCGAGCGGTGAGACCAAGTAATTACTTAACTCACCATGAACCTCTGGTATGGCATGTGGGTCTGACATGAGTTGGAGATATCCATGAATAAAGAAGTCATTATCTATTAATTGCTTAGCAATTTTTGCACGCTCATTGCGCGGCACTTTTTCCAATTCCGGAATAACATAGTGCTTAAGAAGCATCGCCGCTATCTCGTTAGTGCGTACACTTAATGCCACATTTACGGATGGCAACTGTTCTTTTAGATGTTCTCTGTATTTTTTGTTAAAAAATTCATGGAAGGGGAGTTCTTCCCCATCATCGAAGGGGCGCGCAAGCCGAGGCTTTTTCCTACCTTCGGGGTCTTTGATAAAAATAGAATCAAAGAATTTATGCCAGCGTCCATACTTCTTGCGTGGCTCTGCCTCGTCAAAAATCGATAGAATCGTCTCGCTGTTTAGAATTTCCGTATCGTGATAATCTCTATCACCGGGGAGCAAACGTCGCAATACCGTGTTCGTTGGCATCCTTAGAGAAATTGTTCCGTCGTCATGTACTCGTAGTTCTGAACCTTTGATGATTTCATCAATAGTCATATTGATATCTGGGTGAGACTCAAAACCGTCAATAAGTTTTTCTCGTCTAAGGATTCCCGAACGTTCGCGGCGACCCATTGATTGCCAGTCGTCTCGCATGGCTCGCAGGTTCATTATCAAGTTAGAAACTTGATTTTTGATACGCTTCTTTTGGTCGTCTGTCCAATCGTTGGACTCTAAAAAGCGCTTTTCTAATTCGTCACGAAGGTTTTGCCAGAATTGATTATCGCTAATGGCATCATCATCCAGGTCTCTTTCGCGAGCGTCCGTTGGCTCAAGGACTTCTTCAAGGGGAATGCGTTCCCTAATGCTTCGCGTACTTCGTACTACACGACCGGCATTCGGACCTGGGCGCACAGATGTATCAATTGCACTATCAACTTGAGCATTGCTTGCAACGCCCACAGTTGAGTCTTTATCAATTCGCGAGACAATTTCTTGTAGTTTGTCCTGACTAAAAGAGATGTTGGCATTACCAGCACGCCGTTTGCGCTCAATTTCCTCTGAATCACCCTCGGTAAGTTTTGCAACGGACTTTGCAATGCTGCGTGGAACGATAAACCTTGGGATAATGGGCCTCTCGAGGGGTAGGCCTTCAAAAACAATTCCATCATTATCAGCATCCACACGTCCTGTGACGTCGACAAAGGACATCCCAGGGGGAGCGGCACGAAGGCCACCGCCAATACGTTGGCCGAGTTTGCCTCCCAGTGCTTTAGATTCGGCGTCTAGCCCTAACTCAGTAAAGCCGGGCACTATTATTTTTTTGAACCACCAGCCTGGCCGTAGAGAACATCATCAATTGTCAGTGCAATATTCTCTAATGCAGTGATTGCTTCTTGGGTGAGGCCATTGGAGATATGAATGCCCTGGTGGTCAACCTCTGCATCCAGACGGTGATAGTCAATTACTGGGTCAAGCAAACTCTTTACATGAAATGCCTCTTCCGGCGAGCAAAGAACCGTAAAGACCTCTTCCTCTACTGGGTCCTGCTTTGACCCAGCAATACCCTGCAGCAGGTTAATCGCTTGTTGCAACTTTTCTGCTGGCGGCATAGTGCCACTCATTGCCACATCAAGAATAATGTCAGCCGCCTCGTCCATTTCCTGGTCTAGTGACTTTCCGCCAGATGAGAGGAACATCATTCCGGTAGGCATGCCCGAGCCTGGTTTAACGCTCATTGGCATTGATGGCATTTGTGATGGGATTACAACTGGAGCCGACGGCATCGTGCTCTGCTCATTCCGCATGCCGATTTTCTCCGGTTTGCCGAACATGTATTCGCCCGTTTCTTCTTCACGATGATATGACAGACGGTAGGTAACGGAGTTTCCATTTCCTGCATCACGATTAAACGTAACTGAATTTTCCGTTGCATGAATAATGTCTAGTGGTAGGCGTGACCGGCTCATCAGTTCCATCGCAAGGGCATTGCGTGCCTCATCGGGGAGAACACGAGCCTCACCTTCTCCGAAAATGTCCTCACGGCCCTGCTGACGCTGCTGTGATGGGGCAGATACTTGGCGAATAATTGGCGGTAGCACTGGGCGACCAACAATTGCTGGTCCGCTAGGCATTCCCGGCATGTGGGACATGTGTGGCATGGGATTTCCACACTTTTCTGCTTCATCACTCTTTACGGAGATGGTTCCAGTGAGTTGATTTGCTCCGTGGAGAACTGGACTAACCTCATACAACTCGACTTCATGAAGGATATTTGCCTGTGTACCGGGGTCAAACGTGGCATTGAGCGTCTTGTACCCAATACTCCACTCTTGCTCCTGACCAAAGAAGGCAACACTGGCAAATGCCTCACGACCTTTTTCTGTAGCCAAGTTAAATTGGACCTTGGCAAAGAGTCCCCCAACACCGGCTTGCTTCATCTTCATGGGCAAGCGTGGGTCGCTGGCTGGAACTTCATAGATTTCAAGAACTTTGCCAATGGGGTCATTCCAACTATGCCCCCAAACCACGCGTGGCTTGCGGCGCTTTAGACTTTCAGTAAAGGCACCCGTAGCAACTACGTCACCAACAGAGTCCTTATTTCCAACCGCAGCCACGAAGCACTCAACAATTCCCTGTGCTTCATCAATGTTAATCTGGCCATTCAGTGCCTTGAAACTAATTTGGTCTGTAGACATACTGCTCCTAACGACATCCTCAATAATAGTTCTACCTGCTGTTTGCTGGTGCAACTAGAGGCGATTAGATGGAGTTTCAGTAAAGAAATGTTGCTGACTTTACTGAAACTATGGGCGACTAAATTCCCAGGCTCGACGTGCTTCGCCAGAGGCAATTCGTGGTCTCGCATTAGCGATGGCGTCAATGAAGATGGACGTCACGGAAGAACGTAGTGCTGAAGTGCGGGCGGACTCATCTTGGATTCCGTACGAGTTATAAATCGCGGAACTAACCTGTGAATGAATATTGTCAATAATTTCTTTGATTCGTATCATCTGGGAATCAATGTTAATGACAGTGTCCTGTGCTGCAGGAATATTATAGCCATCAGATTTTTCTGAATACAGTGCTTGTGAATCGCGGATAATTGTTGAGAGGACGGGCTTAATGTCTTCATCAAGTTGTTTATACCAAATTTCACGAGAGAAAACTGAATCAACATCAAGTGAGCCCTGCATTAGTGACTTGCGGGATTTTTGACCACTCATTTTTTCCAGAACGACTCTCTGCATCCGCTCAAGTACTCGCTCAATCCCTCGGTCCAGAATTTCCGTCCACCTAGAAAGTGAAGTTTCGCTAGGGTCATCCTTGGTCAAAATCTCAGAACTTACGGCGCTCATCATGCCCATGCCCTGGGGCGCCCCTCCAGGCATTGGCTGTTGTGGCGCTGCCCCACCCATGGCCTCCATAGCCATTGCTCCAGCCATTGTGGTTGGGTCAGGCGGAGCACCGGCTGCCATATCTGGCGGCATTGCTGCCATGTCGCCACCTGGCATCCCCGGGGGCATGCCCGGCGCCCCTGGCGGCATTCCTGGTGCTCCTGGCGGCATTCCTGGGCCACCTGCTCCCGGCATTGGCATTCCTGGTTGTGCGGGTGCCATTGGCTTTTTGGTGTTGGCAATTGGGGTGAGGTTGGGGTTCATGAGGAGACTGTCGGCCAAATCTGCCTCGACGTCCTTGCGACCAGTCCCAGTTCTGTACTCGTTGACAGAAATCAACCCAGCACGCAGTTCCTCTAGCAAGTATCTCTCTACTTCCTGTTTTGCAATAATTAGAACAGGAACAGTGGATGTATCAAAATCAACGTAGTGCTCGGGGTCAAGTTCATCAAAGGCGCGGGCAAGTACCTCAAGATGCGGGGACATTGTCTCGTTCCAGAAAACACGAATTTCTTCACTAGCATTCGAGAACGTTCTGCCTGCGGCATTACCAATTACTGATTCCGGAACGCCAAATGAGGAAAGGATTTCTTCTTTGGTAATTTGGCGCATCTGGATATAGGCGGCATCTCGTGGATTCGATGAAGTATCAACAAAGTCAACGCCATCATCGGCAGAGATGACGGTCGTTTGACCAACACGACCTAGATTTCCCCTAAATCTATTGCGTAGTTCGTCCTTGTCATCATCATCAATTTCGCCACGCAAAACAAGTAAGCCGCCAGGTCGCCCATCATTAAGTAAGTAGTTTCTGTTATACAACTTGGCAAGGTTCTCAATTTCAATGGCAATACCCGCCGACTCCATTGGCGTAAGCGAGAGGTAGGGGTCAATGGGGTGTGGTCTGCGAATCCAGCAGACGTCGTCTGGCTTCATAATGACCTTGTCACCATTGGGCATCAAGACTTCGTACCCGGACACAAATGTTTTGGGGTCGGGGATTGGGGATGTTGACTGCGGTGGTAGGAGGTTTAGTCCAATAACCCCACCGTCGCGTCCGCGAACCTTCTCAATGAACACCCCGCGTGTGCCAAGGAGTAACTGCGATGAAACTCTATATCTGAATATGAATGAGTTTTCACCAATATTTGATTTAGTATTTAGAATGTCAAGCAAACTGCTGTTTTTTGCTGCTTTACCCTTGACAATCATCCCTTCTGGAGAGTTGTCTTTACGCAAAATGATTGGTAGCCGTGCCTTATTCCGCAATTTACACCTGCCACGATAAGGGCCAAAGGGGGCAATAAAAGACCTGCTCCAATGGCTGTAAGCAATACAAACAATACCATTAAAAGATGAGCGGAAAAGGAACGGGTTACGATGCGGTCTCTCTGGAGATGCGCCCTCAACCTGAGTAGTAATTTCGCGATGATTGTTTTCATATGATATGGTGCTTGTGTGCCTTGAAGTAGTTCACGAGATGCAATCTAATACATCTTGGGCCATTCGGAGTGGAAGATGACTGACTGGAATAAAGTTCTCCAATTTTTGGAGCCAAAACAACCATCGTTTTGCCCGGAAGAACCATCACTTACGCAAAAGGTTTTTCTCCGAACATATTCATTAGAGGCATTATTCGGAGGGGCCGCAGGCGGAGGAAAATCGTCGGCATTATTAATGTCAGCGTTGCAGTACGTTGACGTTCCTGGCTATTCTGCAATTATTTTCCGTCGTACATATGCCGACTTGGCTCTCCCGGGAGCCATCATGGACCGGTTCATTAATTGGATGTCCACCGTCGATGATGTTCGCTGGAACGCCAATAATTACACCGCAATATTCCCTTCTGGGGCACGACTTTCTTTCGGTTACCTCAATAACCAACAGGACTTCTTGCGTTATAAGGGTGCTGAATTCCAATTCATCGGTATGGACGAAGTGACCGAAATTAGGGAGTCCGACTACCGATACATGTTCTCTCGTCTACGTCGTCCGGCTTCGGGCCCGCTAGCCCAAGTCCCCCTCAGGATGCGCTCAGCCTGCAACCCTGCACCAAACTGGGTGCGCCAGAGATTCATCGTGGAGGGGCAAAGCGAGGGTCGTATTTTCGTACCATCAAAATTGTCTGATAACCCTGGTATTGATGCCGATTCCTATCGCACGGCACTGCAGGCATTGGACCCACTTGAGCGTCGCCGCCTAGAAGAGGGTGACTGGTGGGCCACGACCCTCGGGTCAATGTTCCAACGAGAATCAATTGTGATTATCGACCAGACCGATATCCCCAAAATTACATCATCTGCCCGTGCTGTCAGGTTCTGGGACCTTGCCGCAACGGAACCATCTCATTCGAACCCCAATCCCGACTGGACCGTTGGTACATTAATGTTATTCGATGGCGGAATCGCTTATATCCTTGATGTGCGTCGGGCCCGGGTACGAGGCGAAAAAGTGGAGGAATTCATTGCTCAGACCGCTTACGAGGATGGACATGCCGTAGCAATCCGCATGGAGCAAGAACCAGGGTCGTCGGGCAAGGGGCTGGTTGACCAATATGCTCGGTACGTTCTTCCGGGGTTTGATTTTATGGGAATCAGGTCAACGGGCGATAAGGTGACGAGGGCGCGACCATTCGCGGCTGCTGTGGCTAACGGCAATGTCAGGTGCGTCCGTGGCCCCTGGCTCACTGATTGGCTTGACGAATTATCCACTTTCCCTGAAGCATGCGACCACGACGACCAGGTAGACTCTGCCGTCGGTGCATTTACACATCTTGCTGGTTTGGGGTTGCCCCAACGCAAGCGAGTGGGTATCATCGTCTGACACGCTTAATACGGAAGGGGTTCCAATGGATGCGCTAGAGCGCATTGCCGATATTCGGCAAATTTTGAGTAACTGCATTAATGATGTCGTGAATTCGCCGGATATGGAGGTCGGCGGAATCTGCGAGGTGTTGTACGCACTCCGTGAACTCAAGAAAGATTTGGGCCTCCTGGATGGCGAACTTGAGCAGGCGGCAATTGGAAGAATGGAAGAGAACATCATTTTCCTTCCCTCCGGTCAGCAGGTTGAGCGCCGAACAGGGGCAGATAGGAAAGCGTGGGACCACAAGGGCCTCGCAACAATCGTTGCCAACAGAATCTACGAGTCATCCATTGACATGGATACCGGCGAGGTTCTATTGTCACCAACGGAGATGATGGCAAAGATGCTTGATTACGCCGCACCGTCATATTGGCGAGTGGGTGAACTTGGGAAAATTGGCGTGTCGGCCGATTCGTATTGCGAAAAATCCGAAGGCAAAGTCAGCATCTCCATAACGTCAAAGAAGTAATAAAAAGGACCAATGATGGCAACGGCCAAGAAGCAAACCCAAACCGAAACGAATGGAGATAATGAAGTGGACAGCGAGCCAGTCGCAGCAACCAACTACCTACAGGAACGCATTGCGGAAGATGCTTTCTATTCCGAGAAGCGGGCTAAGGACGAACAAAGACGCAAAGAAGAACTACATCGTCTTCTCGTTGACCTGAGCGAACCGTTTCCCCCCGAGGTTGAGCGGGAATTGAGAAAGGGCGGAACATCCCTTACTTACATCCCCGTCAGTGAGGTGATTACTCGCCTGAATCGCTGCTTTGGGGTGACTGGATGGTCGTCGGAAATCATACGATGCGAGCGTGACCCACTTGACCCAGACTTCATTGTTGCTCACGTTCGGCTGAGCACTCACAGTGGCGATATATACCCGCACGTAACCAAGGATGGTTTTGGTGGGCAGAAAATCAAGCGCACAAAAGCAGGTGAGATTGTCGACCTTGGAGACGAGTTCAAGGGTGCTGTTTCTGACGCACTCAAAAAGGCTGCCCAACAATTCGGTGTTGCCCTGTATCTCGCTCGTTCCGACGAGGCACTTAGCATTGAGATTGAGCAAGATATGGCTCAATCACGCCCACAGATTGACCCCAAAGTCGTTGCACTCTGGGAGCAGTTCCGTACATTGAGTGGCACCTTCGGCGCTGAGGAAAAAGCACAGTTGGGTCAGTTCTGGAATGAGTACGCCAATGGGGCCCCCAAGCCAACACTGGAGACAGCAACGCCACAAATCCTCATGGCACTTATTGAGGAATGCACGAGGATTAGTTTCCCCGGCTCACAAGTAGTCGTTGAAGAATAATCCATGACCTCGTCAGATGGCTTTGGGAGTCCTCCATACACGCCTCCCCCATATCTGTCCCCGTCATCGATGGGGACGTTTCGGCAGTGCCCGCAGAAATTCAAGTTCAATAAAATTGATGGGATTCCTGACCGACCGAGCGAAGCAACACTCCTCGGAAACTTTGTCCATGAAATATTGGAGGAGTTCTATGCTCAGCCAATTGATGAGCGGTCGATTGCCTCAGCGAAAGTAATGGCTGCAGAGGTTTGGGCAAAATCAGAATGGGAAAAACGCATTGAGGGATTCGTAAAGCCCGAGCAACATCGCCGCTTTCGCTGGAGCGCATGGTGGTGCTTGGAAAATCTGTGGAAGATTGAGAATCCAAAGTCAATTGAACCAATCGGCATTGAACGCGAGGTCAATGGGCTGCTCGGTAGTGCGACCGTCAAGGGATTTATTGACAGGTACGAGCGCATTGATGATGGCTCAATATGCATTTCCGACTACAAGACAGGTAAGACACCAAGTAAGTCATGGGTTGCGGACAAGTTCGTTCAGTTACGAATCTATGCTGCCCTCATGTCGCAAGATGTTCCCGATGTTGGTCAACTCAAGTTGCTTTATCTGAAGGACGGTGTATCATTCTCCTACACGATTAACGAGGATAATAATCAAGAAATCATCAACTACGTAGATGAGACCTATGCAGGTGTCCAATCGGCGTGCCAAAGCGGGGACTTCCCATACGTCCGGTCACGGCTCTGCGACTTTTGTGCCTATAAATCAATATGTCCAGGATGGAAAAAATGACAGATGTAATTAGCGACGATGCTTTTGCGTACCTTGTTGCAGAGGAAGTAAAAAATAAACTTTCTCCGGCTCAACGAAATACCTTGCTTCAGCGTGAGAACTGGGACCGTTGGCAGCGGGCACTCGTTGCCCTAACGGAAAACCTGAAAGAACAGATTCAGCAGATAGCCGGAGCAGAGGCAGACGATGAACGTCGCTTCGAGGGTATGGGCAGCAAGCGAATGCAGAAGGAAATGCGTGGGGCATACGCTGACCGTCGCCTCCGTGTTGAAAGATTCCTGTTCCATGTAAACAAGCGCCTTGATGAAGTAACTAAGATGATTGAAACTGGGGTTGCCCCCGAGTCAAACCCCTGGGAAATGATTGATTTCTTCAAGCGTGCTATTTGTGAGCATCGCAAATTGATGGATAAGCACGACCTGGAGCCAACCCCCATTGATGAGGCTTTGTGGGCTGCACTATCCGACAAATGGCTGTTTGATAAGATAGACACATCCCTCCTATAGTAAGGATGTGCAGTGCGTAGGCGAAGCAAGAAGCGCGAAAAAGAATACGTCATACGCAGGGAAGTCGTGGAGCGACTCTTATCTGAACGTCCATATTGCGAAGCCTGCCCTAGATTTGCCAAATATGATGGGAAAGTTTCCTATGTACGGCGTGGAAGTGTAGATATCCACGAAATTGTTAGGCGTTCCCAGGGTGGTTCAATAATAGATGAACCAAATCTTTTGGCCGTCTGTCGTGAATGTCATAATCGCATAGGTCGGGAGCCCCAACTCGCCTTTGACCTTGGCTTAGCCAAGCATGGCTGGGAGCGAGACAGTTAAGTCTTCACAAATTTGGGGCAATTGTTCACTACGGGGGCGGCGCAATGTAGTAAAGTCTATTTGTCGTAACCCACACTAGACACGGAGACACAACATGAGTTCAGTCCTTACCCTCCAGATTCCTGGCACACTTGCAACTTCCAGCGAAGTGAAAGTTGTTGCTCCAGTTTCAGGAAAAATCACTGCTGCATACGTTGCAGTAACCACCGCCCCCGTTGGTAGCGCACTTACCGCCAACTTGCTCGTTGGCGCTAGCACTGCCGGTGCTTTCTCGGTTGCTGCTGCTGCCACCACCGACGAGGCCACCCTCACCGCAGCGAACTGCTCGTTTAACAAGGGCGACGCAATCACCCTCGACATCACTGCTGTCGGTTCCAGCACCGCTGGCGCTAATGCCGTCGCTTCGTTGGAGATTGAAGTCAACGCCGAAGAGACCACCCCAATCGCGATTGAACCAGACAACCGCTTCGGCGAGCCAGCCTGATAGCGGCACCGTCTAGCGGTGCGACAAACGAATACCTTTAGGTACGCAGTTCCGTTACCTTAGGAGTCACTGACGGGAGGGAGACCTCCCGTCTTTGGCATTTCCTAGTGCTACTGTGCGTGAATGGTTCTCATGGGGCTCGACCTCTCTTTGACATCTACTGGAATCTCAATTGATGGGAACACGCAGGCCATAGTAAGCAAATTCAAGGAAACTAAACGCCTTGCAGACATCCGTGACCAGTTATCACTTATCTTGGTTGAATCTGGGGTGCAGGGTGTTGTCGTTGAGGGTTACGCATTCGCTGCACGCAATTCCCAATCACACAAGATTGGCGAACTTGGTGGAGTGATTCGCCTACTACTCTACGAGATGATGATTCCTTTTGTCGATGTCCCACCTACCAGTAGAGCAAAATTTGCTACCGGTCGTGGCAATGCTGCAAAGACTGAAGTTATCTCTGCAGTTTCAGCAAGAACTGGTTTGATTTGGTCAGGCAAAAGTGCCGATGACGAATGTGATGCGTGGCTACTCGAAGAGATGGGCTTGCAAGCCATTGGGTCAGGCAAGTACCATTGGCCAGAAAACAATATGACCGCTCTCAAGAATGTTGACTGGTCGCCAATTAGGGAAGGTTTTGTACATGGGGCTTCGTGATAATCCAATTAGTCAGGTAGAGATTGAGTCAGAACTCCTCCGCCTTATAGACATGCTCGAGGAGGAGACTGAAGCATTTGAGAAACTTGCCGAGGATGCAGCAAAAAAGGAAGCCATCTATAAGGCTAATTGGGCAAAGGAATACCTCGCAGCAAAGGGCTCAATTAAAGAGCGCGAGGCATGGGCTGACTACAAGTTGGCCGACGAGCAATTTGATTACAAAATTTCAGAAGCCCTAGTTAAGTCCAAAAGGGAGAAACTACTCTCACTAAGGACTTCCATAGATGCAATGCGTACACTGAATGCCAACGTGCGTGCCCAGGTAATGCCCTAATGGCTTCACGCCGTGAACTTAACTGGCTAAAGTCATGTGTTCAGTTGGCTGCAACCTTTTCCACATGTTCAAAACGACAGTATTTCGCTGTTGTATTAATGCCGAATGGAAGGGTCGCTGGCGTTGGATACAATGGCTCACCCCCGGGAATTGGTCATTGCAACGAGGGGCACTGCCCGAGGTATTCACAGAATAGCGAACCTGGTTCCAATTATGATAATTGCATCGCCCAGCACGCTGAGGCAAATGCGCTACTTTGGTCTGACCCTTCGTTGCGTTCTGGCGGAACCCTAATTGTCAATGGTCCTCCATGTTTTGGGTGTGCCAAACAGATTGCTTCTGCAAATATACGAAGAGTTATATATCTTGAGGATTCTTCGTACGGTGATGCTGGGCGTTCTTTTAATTTGCTAACTTCTGCTGGGATAGAGTTAGTGGAAGTTAGTCAATCACTCCTGGAGGCGTCGTGAATCATAATGTAGATGAATCTTTGTCAAATCTCTTAGTTGATATTGAGACATTGGTCCCCTTGGTTGGTAACCCACGTAAGGGCAATATCGACGCCATTGCCGCTTCTTATGAAGAATTCGGTCAGGTTAAGCCGGTTGTTATTCGCCCCAACGATGATGGCACCGCAACGATTATTGCTGGAAATCACCAAGTTATGGCAGCCAAGAAACTTGGGTGGACCCATATTGCTGCCGTACAAATGGATGCCGATGATTCGCGTGCAATTGCTTTTGCCCTCGCAGATAACAGAACGTCAGAACTAGGAAAGACCGATGACTCCATGGTTTCTGAGTTGCTTGGTGGAGTCATAGAAGATTATGGCGATTTATTTGAAAGTCTCGGCTGGGACGAGTTTGAGATTGCGGCAATGGAAGAGGAATCTTTCATGCAGGAGAGAAGTACTGAACCACGAGAGTCCCAGCAGTACATTCCTCCAGTAATTCAGCCAATCGCCGATATTGGTGAAGCAATTCTTTCTTCATTGGTGAAGAAGAACAGTGAAGGGGAGTCACAAATAGTCGCCCCATCGACTGTTGAGCATAAAGACGTTGCCGTACAGGGCAGTGGTCTTGTTACAAACTCCATGCAGGTCCCTAGTGGCCCCAAGGCGGTTGTTCAGTACACGATTGTATTTGACGACCCAGAACAGCAGCGCCGCTGGTACGACTTTATTCGTTGGCTGCGAAACGAAGCGGCTTATGATGGTGAAACGAACGCAGAAAAACTAATATCGTTCATTGATGCACATTCGGAGTGCTAATTCACCACTTGCCCAGTGGGCAACTAGACCCCTTCAGGCGAACCTTAATTTTCATAAAACAACCACACTCTTTGCATGTTTTTGTAGGCATAAAGAGGCGGTCACACGCAATGCAGATATTCCATCGTTTAACTGCGTAATTGGGGGCATCTAAATCGCCATCAATGCCTGCATCAGAAAATTCATTCGGTTCAGGCAACATTTTTTGCTTCTCCCTCAAGTGTGAATGTTTTATGAGCAATCTGCTCCACGAGTGTCTTGATATGAGTTGCCATGTCCGCCAGGCCAAGAATATCTATTGGCGGAAGTCCATCAGTAATGTACTTGACAGTATTGACGAATTCACTACTTGTTGTTTCATTTTTTGTGACGACAGAGAGTGCTGCAGAGCGTGATTTCGTGTCAATTCTTAACTCCCATAGCCGCCCAAGATAGGTTGCTCTAACGGCAACATAGAAAGACTCAGTTTCAACTTTTGGGATGTCATTGGGGTTGGTAATGACGGTAATTTCTTCTGGTTCTGGTGGAATCATTTTCTTTCCTCAGGCTGGGGCAACAAAGAAGCCGACAAGAAAACCTACCAAACCAGTAATTACCGCTACGCCAAGCAATGCAAGTATTTTCATCGTCTCTCCATATGCTGATTTTTTACGAAGATTATCATCTAGTTCGTCTGGGCCAAAGAACATATCTTCAAAATCTGATTCAGAATCTCCATTAATTACGAAGTCTGGAATGAGACTTTCCTCAAGAACGATGATTTCCATTAGTCGTGAAACGACCTCACTCGTATTGGTAAACTCGCCAGTCGACTCAAGGCTTGTTGACGCTAATTCAACAACGTAGTCCTCTAGGTGTTTTAGGTACATTTTTCACCTATCCCGAAAAAGAAGGTGAAATAACAGTAGTCCGGCGATTGCCCCAGAAACCTCTGGGCCATACCCCAGGTTCTTGAGATGTTGTACATCGCGGCTTATGGTGCTCTTGTTGCGCCGTATGGCGAAAACATCGTAAGCAAAAACAAAAATCGCGACAGCCAGTGGGCCCGTAAGGTGGGCTTCCTCTAGTTTTTTAAATACCCTACTCATCAGCAATTGGCACTAGGGGTGGCAATAATTCGTCTGCCACCCTTCTGGCATGATGCTCCTTGAGGGCCAGTTCCGCAGTCACATGCACATCTCCGGTTGCCCCAGACATAATGGATGCCAAACAAAAGGCAAGTTGCTCGGAGTGGTCTACCTCGTCAACATATCTAGCCCGCTCAGAGGCCACGCTTTCCCGCAGGGCAACAATCGTTTTCCTTAGGGAATGTATTTTGTTAACAAGTTCACTCATCGCGTTCTTCGCGCATTCTGTCTACCCCTGCGCGTGCCTTTCTGATGCGTATATTTTTATTTGAAATTACTAGAGAGCGCAGAAGTTTTTGCGCCTGTTCTTCAGTTAGGGAGTCCTCGCTGGCCCCTATGAGTGCCGCTGCTTCGGAGATTGCGTTGAATTTTTTGTCCATAATAATTCACCTCGGACAAAATAATACATCACACCCGTCGTTTGGGCTTAGCGTGACTTTTTGTTGCGTCGGAAAATGCGGGAAAAGAATCCCCGCTTCTTCTTGGGTGTTGCGCTGGCGTAATTCGCCTTCGGGGGAGCAATGGGTGGAATAATTCCACTCGCGGTTGTCGTTGTTGATGATGAGGCCACCTCAACACCAGTCGCCTGCACATTGACATTGGGGGTTACGACGATGGTTGGCTTAGCAACAACCCCAACTGCTGGCGATGCCTGCTTCTTGGGGCGACCCGGCTTGCGTCGCTCATGTGAAGTTCCATCCTGAACAATTCCATCGCCATCGCCATCCTTGGCCTTGGCCTTGAATTGCGCACTCTTTGCTGGTGTACCAGACTTTTTGGGCGCGCCATTCTTTGGCTTGGGGGTCTGCTTCTTGGGCGTAGCCTTAGCGGGAGCAGCCTTCTTTGTGGTTTTCTTTGAGGTGGGCTTTTTGTTTGTGCTCATATTGCGAAACCTAGCACACGCCTTGTTGCAATGGCGGAACTATTTATGGGTTAGGTTAAGTCCGTGGATAAGTACGATGATGCGATGAGCAAAATGGCCTTGGGGCTTACGAGTTCCCAGGTTGCAAAAAACTACATGGTTGAAGATTTCGGCGTCGGAGAAGAACTCCCTTTTACATTTTTTATGTGGAGCGGCGGTGACCTAACCTTGGCAATTCAACTTAGGCGGGAATTAATGCAGCAGCCAGTAGAGTCCAGGCTCTCTCGGTGCCAATCAATGTGTATGGCGATTTGTTCAGCCGTTCCTTCCGTAACCGCAATTTCATTTATTGCTGAAGGATTTGAAACACTTGACAAGAATCGGCTCGGTGGGCGAGACTTGAGGAGTGCCTTCATTGAGGAAGACGACCTGGTTAGGGAATGCATAACAGTGACGCATTGCGAAAAATTGCCACAAACCGCGAATCTTGAGATAACTCTCCTGTCATTGCCCTACGAGTACAAGTTGGGGCGGACCGTTGAGTGGGGACGACCGCTTGGCTTCGTAAGCGGAATGGACAAGGTACTGAAAACTTCTAGCGTTTCGCAGATGCTGCGGAGTGCACTCAGCCAACCCAGCGGTGACTACTATAGTGATGATGATATAGATATTCTGTTTAATAAAATAATATCTAGCGGATTCAATATAGAAGGTTTTTAGTTACACAATCGGGCGTATCGGCTCACTCTTATAAGGTGTAGAAACCGTAGCGGTGACACGTGGGTTCAAATCCCACCGCCCGAACTCTTGGGACACTTTAGTGCAGTGATACAATTACTGCATGGATTTATATTTTTCGCAGCATTTGTACTCTCGCGACGACATATCTCGGGATATTAAATTTTTGCGTGCAGACCGCGAGCCATGTCTTGTTTGCGGACACCCAACCGGTGACTGCTCGACAGATACATCGAATCCAACGCATGTAATCGGATTCGATGTAGCCGGAAAAGATAACACCCCATTGATTTTTCTTGAAGAAGATGTTTGGGAAGAGCGTGCGATAACCCCCTATACGAGGGCACGTGTTCTGGTATACAAGAAGGGTCAGAGTATTGGGCACGATGAAGCAAAAAGATTGGGTCTTATCTAGACACTTTCTTCATTTGTGTTTCATCTACAATTGCTTCTCTGACAAATCCACCCTCGTATAAAAGGAACGACAATGGCTCGTATTACTGATGACTTCGTGCGCTCGCATTCAACACAGACACCCCCTTGGGGATTCAATGGAATGGGTGAAATTGTTTTTCTTCGCACCTATAGCCGCAAGAAGGAGAACGGTGATACTGAAACCTGGGGAGAGACAATTCAGCGCGTCATCAATGGTGCAATCGATATCGGGGTTCCCTACAGCCAGGATGAGGCCGAACGTCTATTCGACCACCTATACAACTTGCGTTGCTCCTTCTCGGGTCGGTCCTTGTGGCAACTTGGAACTCCATTGACCCAGAAGTTCTCAGGCACCAGCCTCAATAACTGCTATTTCGTGAATATCGAGGCCATCGAAGACTTTGAACTCCTCTTTGATTACCTCATGCTTGGTGGCGGAGTTGGATTCTCTGTTGAGCGAGCAAAGATTCACGACCTCCCCAAGGTCAAGGGTGGTGTAGCAATCACGCACGAGCGTTCAAACGATGCAGACATCATTGTTCCAGATAGCCGTCAGGGGTGGCGTCGTCTTCTCCATGCTGTCCTGAAGTCATACTTTGAGACCGGAAAGTCCTTCTCATACTCAACGATTCTTATCCGCGAATACGGAGCACCCCTGAAGACATTCGGCGGAACCGCATCTGGCCCTGGCGCACTCATTGATGGCGTTGCAGACATTTGTAAAGTTTTGGAGAATCGCGTTGGTAAGAAGTTGCGTTCTATTGATGTTCTAGATATCTGCAACATCATCGGTCGTATCGTCGTATCTGGTTCTTCTCGCCGTTCGGCGCAGATTGCTATTGGCGACCCCGATGACGTTCTATTCCTCCGTGCCAAGAACTGGGGAACTGGCAATATCCCCGCATGGCGAGCCAACTCCAACAACAGCATTTATGCTGATGCGTACGAGGAGATTCTCCCCGAATTGTGGCGTGGTTATGACGGAAGTGGTGAGCCATATGGTCTCGTAAATCGTCGCCTGGCCCGTAAGTATGGGCGTATTGGGCAGTCAAAGCCAGACCCCACCATTGAGGGCTATAACCCATGCGCCGAGATTGCTCTGGGTGACGGCGAGTCATGCAACCTCTCAACAATCTTTCTGCCGAACGTGAAGTCATTGAAGCAGTTCAAGGACATCTCGTACCTCCTATATAAGACGCAGAAGCAAATCACTCGCATGAACTATCCATACGAAAAGACAACAAAGATTGTTCAGAAGAATGCCCGTCTTGGTCAGTCAATTACTGGCATTCTTCAATGCCCTGCTGACAAGATTGCTTGGCTGTCGCCCGCATACGAATACCTGGAAGCGCTGGATAAGGAGTATTCCGCAGAACACGGAATGCCAACATCGGTGCGCCTGACAACCGTACAGCCCTCCGGAACCCTCTCCTTGCTGCCAGGGGTAACCCCTGGTATTCACCCAGCATTTGCTCAGTATTACATTCGCCGTGTTCGCTTTGGTTCATCTGACCCGCTCGTTGATGCTTGCCGCAAGCGTGGCTACAAGGTTCAATACGATGTTGGCATTGATGGCAGAGAAGACCACACGCGCTTTGTCGTTGAGTTCCCATGTGAGTCGCCTGAGGGTTCTGTTCTCGCCAAGGACATGACTGCAGTTGCCCAGTTGGAGTGGGTCAAGAAGATGCAGACCGAGTGGGCTGATAACGCTGTATCGGTGACCGTGTATTACCGCAAGGAAGAACTTTCGGAAATCAAGGAGTGGTTGTCCAAGAACTACGATGACTCCGTGAAGTCCGTATCGTTCCTTCTTCATACCGACCACAACTTCCCACTTCCCCCATACGAGGAAATCAGCAAAGACGCGTACGAGAAGATGCTGGACAAGATTGATTTCACCATTCCAATTCACAGACCAGCATTTGATGGTGCGGTGGAACTTGATGATTGCGCTACTGGGGCTTGCCCAATCAAGTAGTCTTGA